CTATGCAACAGAAAAACTTATCTAAGGAGAGAACCATGAGTACCCAAATAAAACAAATCAAAGCTCATCTTGAAATGGGCTACCGCATCACAGCATTAGATGCCCTTAACAAATTCAAATGCTTTCGACTTGCATCAAGGATCAATGATCTAAAGCAAGAAGGATATAATGTAGATAAAGTTATGGTCGAAACGGAATCAGGTTCGCGGATTGCACAGTATTACAACCCATCATTAGTGCGAGGTTAATATGTACAAAGCTAAGAAAGCTGGCGATGCAGCAAGTAGCATTGTCTGGGATGCTCATGTCGCTAAGGCAGCAAGCTCCCCTATCCATGCGTTAGAGTACAAGAAATCTAACTACGTTTTAGTCAGCGATAAAGTAATCGCAGATAAGATTCGTAGGGGCGATGGCGTTAGCGAAAATTATCTAAAGGGTCTGAGCAAAGAGAGGCTCATGCAATTTCAAGATCTCACAGAGGAGGACTTCCAAAAGTACAAGTGACGTTACGTCAGATTGTATTGATGCAGCTGCACATATGCAGTAGCTATCTAATTATAATAAAAGGAGAAAGTCATGGAGCGTAAAGGTTTCATAGGTGGTTCTGACTGTGTAAAAATAATGCAGGGGAACTGGTTAGAGTTATGGCAAATCAAGTGTGGCCTCATTGAGCCAGAAGATTTGTCTCGCAATATTGCAGTGCAGATGGGTACGCTTACAGAGGACTTTAATTTAAAATGGTTTGCTGATGAGTACAAAACAGAGCTTACAGGTTACCAAAATTCTTACGATCAGTTGATCGGTACAGTCCCAGCCAAGGGTACAATAGATGCTAAGTGTGAGTCAGCCGATGCTAAACTACAAATAGTAGAGGCCAAGCATACTAACGCTTACAACACTTTAGATAAAGCTATTGATTATTATATGCCGCAGTTGCAGCTATACATATACTTAGCTGATGCAGATGGTTCTTATCTCTCAGTAATATTTGGCAACAACAAGTGGGAGTCAGCCTATGTCTCGCGGAACGATGAGTATTTCAATTCTATGTGGGCAGTGGTGTCAGACTTCTGGGGTTACGTGCTTCGCAAACAAGAGCCAGTTGGTAATGACCAACCAGTACAACTTGGGACTGACAAGATTGAGGTGGACAACATGGTCAAGCGCGACGCCACCACCGATAACTTCTTTGTGGACACAGCCTACACTTACAGCACCCTTGAAGCAGACGCCAAGGCATTTGAGTCAGCCAAGAAAGACCTCAAGAACATGGTCGGATCAAATGAGAGAGAAGTTTACTGTGATAACCTCACAGTCAAACGAGATAAACGCGGATCACTCCGCATAACAAGGAGAGTATAATGGAGAAGGAGAAACAAGTGAGTAAATCAGCAATAGAATGTTTACTTTCAGCGCAAAGGGTTATGAATCCTGTCAAGAAAGACAGTCGTAATCCACACTTTAAGAACACATACGCTTCACTAGAAGCAGTGATCGACGCTACGTCTGATACTTTGCAAGCCAATGGGTTTGTAATTATGCAGCCATGCGGAAGAGATGAACTTGGTGCATATGTAGAAACAGTATTACTGCATACCTCTGGCCCAAGCTTTTCAAGCAAAGTTTATCTAGTGTTAGACAAACAAAATATGCAAGGATTAGGCTCGGCAATTACATACGCTAGACGCTATGGTTTGCTTGGTATGTGCAATCTTGCAACAGAAGATGATGATGGCAACGAAGCAAGTAAGCCATCCACACAAGTAGCTGGTGACAAGCTACCACTAAAACAATTATCAGCAGCAACATTCTAAAGGAGCCAGAAGCATGGCAGACCAAGTATATGACGACACAAATAGAGGCGCAGCGTTTACGCCCTTTCCTACACAGACACTTATCTTGCAAGGTAAGATGAACATCGAAGGTCAAGATAAAAAAATATGTCTGATTAAAGATGAGACTAAAGATGGCAAGAGTATCATTGAGATATATGAAAAGATTGCTGTCCTCTTTGAGAACGACAAGGACGGTAACGAGAAACGTCCTGACTTTAGTGGCCCAATGCAGAACAACGACCGACTCAAGGTGTCAGGCTGGCGTAGAGAGAAAGATGATAAGCCTTATATATCTTTATCAGTTGGTGATAAGCAGCAAGGCGCTGCCCCTCAAGCAGCAAGCGCCTTGCCAGATGACACTATTCCGTTCTAGACTAGAAGGGTTCTCCTTCAAGGCCTCTCTCCTTGGAAGAACCTCCTGACTCAACTGGGCTGCCTTCGGGCAGTCCTTTTTTTTAAACAGAAGAGGCTCAAATGTACGACAAAGAAATAATAAAATGTATCAACGCAGCTAAGATGGGTCTTACTTTAAGAGAAGCATCCACCTTACTTGAAATAGACTACCCATTAGTGCAAGAATTAAGCAGCAAATATAACATAGAATTTCCATGCCCAAGGAGGAAGGCAAATGAAAAAAGAAGAGCAAACAATCTCACCGCAGACACAAGCGATACTAAGAGGCCTACGTTTATTGAGTCTTATGGTAAGGGAAGCGGAACAAAACAAAAGACCAAACTTAAAACAAAGACTAGAAGAGATAAAAGCACTCTTGGAAATGATTCAGAGGAGTACCACCAAAGAAGAATTAAAGAATTAATTAGTACAGTAAGCACGTTCGGAGAAAAGAAAGAGCTTGCCTACGCATACAGAATAAACCTCTTCGAAAGAACGCAAGCTAACAACCACAAGAGACCACCACTTCCTGAGTACAAAGTTCACAACATACAAACAGCAGCCAGCAAATCTATTAGAGAGCAACGAGTAAGATCAATGGTCAAGCGTAAGCTTATAATGGATTGCTTTACCAAGGGTAAGACAATGCTCGCTGAAGATGTTGCCTCGTTTACTGGTGAAAATCTTAGGTCTTCAAGTCAGATGCTTGATCTCATGTTTCGAGATGGCAAGTTAAACAGAGAAAGATTACAGTATACTGAGAGAAAGAAAGATTCAGTTTATCTTTACAGTAAATCATAATGTACTGGTCTGTCTTAATATTAACTTACTATGTAGAAGAGCATACCATACACTCGGAAATCTTCTTCAAAGATATGGCAACCTGTCACTTTGCAAGTGATATATACTACCCACTCATATCAGAGGAGTATGAATTCTCTATGTCTAGGTGCAGAGAAACAGATTTAATTCGAAGCGAGTTCGGAGAAAGGCCTAAGATAAGACCTAAGACATAAGCTCAAAATGAGGGCCATCAATGAATGGCCTTCTATTTTGTGACCTACGCTCATCAATGTACTCATTCATTGCGTCTTCCATGCTACCACCTTGGTAATGAGCAATGTTAGATACAGTCCAAGCAGCACCCCAGCGTATAGGTACGTCTACATCACGCGCAGATTCAGACATAGCGTCAGCAATATCATCATAAAGATTTAATTCCCAAGAGCTACGAGATCCACAGTAAGCCATCAGATCAACCGCAAGTCCATTAAGGTGCTTCGACTTCATTGTCTGGCTTGCACCCTTCTCAACAAGCTCCTGTTGCTCCTTAAGGGTACGCATACCGCAGATAACACCAAAGTCTACCTTGGTCAGGTGAATTGCACCCTGAACTACAGCAACAAGCCGTTCGTCTACACCAATTAATCTATCTTGGCTGCGTGTTGATAATTTAAATGCCATTGTATTTCCTTTACTTGCCTACTTGTTTAACGCGTTCGTATGATCTCATGCCAGCTAACCCAAGCATACCAGTTAGCACCGGCATCATCACAGCCATGTCAGCTTGCGGAATATTAAAGCCAAACCCTGCACAAATTGGAGAGATAAGAAAGTTAACCATTAAACCGAGAACACAGACGTACCCACAGAGAGGACGCCACGATGCTTGAAACCAATTTCCTTGTGCCTCTGCTTTATTTACTTCTATCTGCGCTAGCATCGCCTCCTGTGCGTGTCTGTCAGCCATCGTAGATATATCATGCGCTAACTGTGCAGCCTTATCCTTATCTTGTACAAACTTACCAACAATTTCAGTAGCTGGGCCAATCAAACTTGAAATAATACTCATCGATCTTCACCCTTATCATAAGATGTTGAGGGTTTAGGTTTCTTTGCAGACATACTATTGAATCCAATAAATCCACAAATTACCCCAGATGCTGCTATCACATAAACAGAAGCAATGTCAGTTATAAGGGAAGCAGCCTTGTCAAACCCCAGCACTGAGGCAAGCAAGATAATAAAAGGATAGATCAACATACCAATACAACACCAGACAACTAACATTCGTTCTGTGTTTCTCTTTAGATCTTCGTCTATCATCTCGCGTCTTTTATCTTCGAGTGCCAACTCTCGCCACTCATGCCTGTCAATACTCCCATTGGAATCTAAGTCAGCCTTGTCAAATTCTACCATATTTGCCTCTCACGTATTGGACTGCAATGTTCCTATCTAAAGTTATTATAACTACTTTCCCGCGCTTGTCATATACAACATACTTTCTGCCCCTTTGTATCATCACCACTTGCCCTGAGATTTTCCTACAAAATAGATTACGACACCTGCTATTCCCAAACCAATGACAGTGATTACTGTTATAATGATACCGTTAATTAAATTGTCTATAAACTCTTGGCGTTCATACACCAGCGCCCTTTGCTGCTTACGTTGCTGGGCCTCAATGCGGACGATTTCCTTCCAAGAGCTTGGGCCATAATGGAAAGATATAAAATTTTTTAAATCCGTGCGTTGTTCGTTAAGCTTTTGCTTTGCAGACCAGATGTCCAAAGCATTGGCCTCGGTGTTAGAAAATAATTTGTGATAAAGGGAGGGCTTCTGAGACTTTTGCTCAAGAAAATCTATATCAGCAGATGCTTTAGCAAACTGAGAGATAGCACCTGTGAAGCTGCTTATTTCTTTTCCAACTTCACAGGCTTTCTTAATACCTTTGTAGGCACTGGTTGCTAATGTAATAGCAGAGATAGGATCTATCATACATTAATTTAAGATCCTACTGAGATCTTACTCCTAGTTAACAACCTCTTCTTCTACGACCTCTTCCAAGGATTGAGTTAATAAATTTACAAAGGCTTCCTTGCCTACTTTTAATTGGTCTAAGTTAAACTGAGTTGATGCAATCTTACGATCTAAATCAGTAGCATGATTAACCATTAATATTTGGCTATCTGTTAGCTGATCTTCAGTATACTCAGTATCGTTTATCGTAATGACTTGTGTTTTTTTCTCGGTCATTTTGATTTCCTTTTAGGTTGTTACCACGGAACCCCCGTAGCTTGGGTTGGTGCTTTAAGCAGCGCTATCTGGGCAGCAAGTCTTGCCTCAATATCGTCCTTGCCAGCATCAGCTTGCGCCCATGCTATGCAATTAGCCTCTGTTACACTGTCATAAGCAATGAAGTCAGATGCAGATGAGTCAGGCGTACAGCCAACTCTGCCATAGTAGCTTTCTGTGTGCGTTACTGCATCATCGCCAGTACCTACTGTTTCTGATGCATGGCAACGCCAGTGTATCGTGTAGATCCCACCAGTTGCGATTGTGTTTTCAACGGTGGGTATAGTCCAAGTGTAAGTTATTGCCATTTGTTTTATCCTTCTAGTGCTGTTACTTTGGCTTCAAGAGTTTCTACTTTAGCAATAAGTTGTTGTATAATAGAAACATACATAGCGTCTTTTTCACCAAGTTTAGATGTCAGTGATACTAAATCTGCATCTAAGTACTGTGCTTCTACGTGTGCGTTACCATCTCCGTCTGTGGGTTGTAGAGGAGTTGCACCCACCCACTGAGAATCTACACTTTGTAAATCTTGAGCTATGAAACCAATTTGATTTGTTTTGCCCATATGAAACTGAGGTTGTTTCCAATTAAACTTTTTAACATTATAAGTTTTAAATGTGTCCCAATCATACGCATAGTCAACAATATCTTTTTTAAGTCTGCTATCAGAGTTTGAACCAATACTTGTATCAGTGGCAGTTATAGTACCATTTGCAGCAATCCTAAACTTTTCACTAGAACCACTGGCACTTCTTGTGGTTATAATAAAATCTGCGAGTCTATTGCCATCCGTAGCGTCTGGAGATACAAATCCTATAACACCCATGTCTTCATGTGTTACACCACCTGTAGAATTAGGAACTCTAAATCCTATGAACGGCCCATTACCAGAAGTCCTAGCAGTGGCTGCTATTACGTTTAAGGCACCAGTTCCTGTAGCAACCGCATTCGTAGCACTAACCGTAAATTCTGATTGACCATTGGAAGCAATTAAAACCTTTGTAGCACCAGTATCTGTTGGGTCAGAAGCGGTAGCACCAGTTTTAAAAACAAAACCACCAGTGTCAGCACCAAAGTTCAAACCACTAGCATTACAAGCCATACCAGCACTTGCTACGCCTGTAGCTGTAAGCATTATTGTTCCAGATGTGCTACCATCGGCGGCCTTTAGATGAAGGCCAGCCGCAGGGGCCGCTATGCCAATTCCAACGCCACCTTGGGCAAAATGATACGAAGAAGCGTCAAACCTTAACTGTTTATAGGCATTGTTAGCGACATTGGCAGATTGGATTGCGCCGTAACCCGCAGAATTATCTCCCCACACACCAACTATAATGTCAGAGCCGACTTTAACAGCTAGGTTTTGGGCAGGGGCCGCTATTCCAATTCCAACCTTACCCGCTGATGTGATGCGTATACGTTCTGTACCAGCAGTAACAATATTAACTGCATTTGTAGTAGGTCTGCTTATTCCAGTATCTGGATCACCAGTAAAACTGTACGAGGGAGCTGAAGCCGCACCACCAGCCACTCTTAATTGACCTCCAGTACCAACAATTACATCTCTATCTCCGTCAATACTTAACGCAGCAGAATTATCTATATTAAATGATATTGCGTCATCGTGAAAAAGAGCCATTGAATTTTGCCCAGAATCTAAAAAGGCAATTTGATTTGCGCTCCCTGATTGATGGTACACAATATTATCAGAGTTTCTTAGTGCAATACTTGGATTTCCTGTCCCCGGCAGTGCAACTGCTGTAAGTAGTATATCATCTACTGTCGTAGAACCAACAACAGTTATACCTGCCGCTGGAGAAACTAAACCTGTCACACCAAGAGTACCATCAACAGTTGAGTCATCATTACTAGCAAACCCACCGTTAAACACAGTCGCAGCCGTGGTGGTCAGGATGCCTGTTACTAGGGCAGTTGTTGCCATGTTAACAGCACCGTCTATATCTACTACATCAAGGTTGGTTGTCCCGAATACGTCTATGTCACCAGATATGTCTAAGCTTGCGACAACAGTAGTGCCTGTTAGCGTAGGTGCAGTGAGAGTTTTATTAGTTAATGTATCTGTAGTGGCCTTACCAACCAACGTGTCACTGGCGTCAGGGAATAGAATGTTCCTAGTGCCAGTAGGATTAACAAGCCCAAGATTAGTTACATTACTGTTTTGATGAATACCTAATGTAGGTGTAGCGCTAGTATTAAACTGAAAGTTATCACCGCCAGAATTGTTTAAAACATAAAGCTGACCACCATTAGGACGTAAGTTAATATCACCACCAGAAGTAAGTGAAAGAATTGCAAGAGATGTTATCGTCTGATTAGCACTGTTGTTAATCGCAATTGTTAATCTAGTTGTGCTATCATCTTTAAGTAAGATTGATCCACTACCAGCATCTAAAATAATAGCAGAACTAGAATCTAAAGTTATTCCACCAGCGCCATCGTTAGCAATTCTATCTAAAGTAATACTGCCAACATTAGTTATATTTGAATCACTAAAGTCTATAGTTCCAGTAACGTCAAGATTACCGCCAACAGACAAGTTGCCAGATATATCCATAAGGCCATCTACATTAACTGTAGTAGCAGCAATCTGTATTTCAGTATCAGCAACTAAATCAAGATGCCCGTCCGCACCAGACTGAATGTAAATAGCTGAGTCACGAAACTGTACTTTGCCATCAGTGCTAACAGTAATATTAGCGTGGGTAGTTGCACCACCACTGCTATGAATTGTACCTGACTCATTTGGAAGCAACAATGTTCTAGTTGCACTAGGATCAACTACCTTTAAGAGAGTAGTATTACTATTTTGATACCATTTCAAATGTGGGGTTACAACAGAAGAAATTATTCCAATAGTCTGAGTGCCATTAGTAGCAAGAAAATCTGTGCTAGATGAAGCTGGCTTAATAGATATTCCGCTTGCTGATGAAGCAATAGTAAGATCGCCAGCAGAGGTAATGGTCTGTGCTGAACCGTTAAAGCCAATCGTCATTCTAAGAACGCCAGCATCCTTAAGAAGGATTTCCCCTGCGGCAGAGTCCAAGATAATTCCATCAACTATATCAAGAAGAAATGAACCGCTTCCTATAATAGAGGAGTCACCAAAGAACTCCATGCTAGGAGCGCTAGGATTATGGAATGTAATTCTATTCTGACCGCCAATACCTAAGATGTTAACTTGGTTTCCCAGCGCCTTTAGGGAAATGTCACCGCCAGATAAAGAATTAATAGCAGCTGTTGTTACTGAGGCTAGTGTTGAAACACCGCTTACTTCTACAGTAGAGCTAAAGAGTGTAGCGTCTTGCAGTCTTATAGCTTTGTTACCAGCGTTAAGATCAATGCCGTATGTAGCACTTCCATCAAGTTTTATGTCAGCAGTATTGCCATTTTTTGTTGATTTAATGTCTAAAACTGCACCGTTAGTAGTTAAACGGCTATCGCTAACAGCAATAATATCAAATTTGCTATTAACATTACCTCCCATTGTTATTGTATTCGTAACAACATCATCAAGAGTAATATCAAAATTAGCAGAAGTATCAGCAGTAAGGTTACCATTGGTGTCAAATCCAAATATTTTACCAGCCCTGCTCCCTATCGTAGGAAGAAACAAAGTTATCTCTGAATCATAAGGCTGTAATCTAATTGCACGATCTGACTTATCTTTCAGATCACCAATCATTGCTGTTATGTTATCTAGCTGTGTATTTAAAGCAGCCCTATTTATAGTAGTACCAGCAGTAAAGTCTGTGGTTCTTTCAATAGGTATGTCTCTTACAATGGTAACAATGTGACCCTGAGTAATACCAGTAACAAAAGCAATAGCTCCTGTGGCTCCACCGCCACCTGATATTCCATACTCAGTACTTCCAGTACCTTGACCTCGTTCAGCCGCTGCAACTAAGGCTGTTGTTGCAACAAATACTGTTATCTCATCGTTGTCTGTAAACTCAAATGGGATTGCAAATGCTGTCTGTGAGCTTGTCGCTGTATAGCGAACGCGCGCATTGTTAGCCGATACTGAAATTGTCATATGTCACCTCTATGTTTCTTATTTAATAAAATGCGTAGAAGATCAATGTACAAACTAGCTAGTACAAACTAGTAACGACCAAAGGAAATAGACCCTAAGTCATTATTACTATCAGTGCCTTCAAGCATATCTTGCATTTCATGAACTAAAGTTCTTATTCCAGTAAGCCCCATAAATGGAAGGTTCTTTATTATCTCACCAGTACCCTCACCTATTTTTCCATTAATTAAATCTTGAGCGCCTCTAGCAAAGTTAACGGCAATGCTTGGGCCAGCACCAGCAATACTAGTTACTGCATCAAGTCCGTCAGCCTCCTGAGGAAAACGAGGCTCTAACAATCCACCAGTTAAATTTGGGCCACCAAGAGCAAGGCTTGTAGCCATAGCTGTATAAAACATATCTGAGTACAAAGCCGCTACACCTGAGTAATCAAAAGATCTAGCCAACTGATCCTGATAGCTCATGTCTACCCAATCAGGCGTTTTAATTTGAAGAACCATATACCCTAGACCTAAGGCCGCTGCTGTTCCAGTAAATCTACTTTTTAATTGGTTGTGTGCAAATGCTGCTGTTGTTTTATTTAATGCTGCAAAAGCATAGCTAAAAAATTGAAATGGTAAGCCAAGAAGTGCGCTCTCAATTCTAGCATATCCTTTAAACTGGCTGTCTTCCTTCATACCAAATTTTTTTGCAACACGCATAGGAATGTAAGCAATGCCAGCTTCGATAATAGGCTTGTCTGCTGGTGTACCCATAAGAATAGTATTCATAACACCACCACCAAGGGCAGATCTAAATGTTTTTACTGTTTCTGGGTCTACTCTTGCTTGCTTTTTAAACTCAACTACAGCTAAATCGTTTATAGCGTTTTCATAAGCAGCTTTGCCAGCTTTAGTTCTCTTGTCAAACCCTAAAGATTTAGCGCTATTAAGAGAGTGCATGATTTCGTGCATCTTAATAAAAGCTACATAATCTTCTGGTGAGGTTATAATTCCCTTTTCAAGAGGCGTTACACCTTCAACTCTTGGGTTTTCCCAACCACGCAAAGGATACATTTCATCTATAATATGAGCTTCATCAATAAATATCTTGTTGTCACTAGTCCTATAGAAAGCTGGTCTATATCTTTTTAATGCGTCAAAACTTTTAGTTGGCCCAGAAATTATATCAGCAGTAGTAGATGGAAACTCTATGCTATTTGTCCAAGCATCTGTGTTTGCTATATACATACCAGACTCAGATTTTTGCCAAGGTGCATTTGCAATCCTTTTAGCATCTTCAAGATCTATATTGTAACGAAGCAAATACTCTTGCTCCATTTTTGTTGCCTTGCCTTGTGTCCAGCGAACAGAATAATCGATAAGGCTATGAGAGCGCATCATGCCATCAAAATCTTTTAGTATTCTAGTAATAGGGCCAAGACCATTTAACATATAAAATGGTTGTTTTGCTTTATCTAAAAGATCAGACTTAAAAGGATTGTTATTTAAATCATCACTTATTCTTTGCATCCCCATATTCTTAATGTTTTCTAACGCCTCACCAGCAATCCTAATTTCTTTAGCGCCCATTTTTAACTGACTCTTTTTTAATATGCTAAACAAGCCTTTCATTGTGGGGCCAAGACCATGCTCCATAATAATCTTAGAAGGCTCTGCAAGTGCAGTCTGATATGCTCTACCAAGAAAGTTTAACTGAGCAAGGTCTCTAAGAATTTTAACAAATTGTGCATCAGCTCTATCAGGACTTCGCATTAACCCACCAGTAACGGCTTGATATAAATGCCGTATGTTTTTCATAGCAGCGTGAGATTCTATAACTGTATTTCCAGAAGACATCATTTCAGAAAACGTATCATCCAAAATATCGTCTATTGAGTTTCCATTAAACTGACGGGCAAATTCGTATCTAGGGCCAACCCTGCCGACATAAGCCTTCATAACAGCGATAGGGTTAGTAATCATAAAATCAAGAACTAATTCATTAGGAATATCTATTCCACGATGTTTAAAGTGTTTTGATTTACCAGCCCCGTAGTATGCAATCTCTGGGTCAGCAATGTCTTTGATGCCAAGAATTGTGTCTATGCTTTCGTTAGCTCTTTTTTTAATAGAAGCTTCGTCTGTTTGCAGTTGTACTCTTTTAGGTTTTTTGTCTCTGCTCATAGTAATAATACTTGGATTATCAGTGTACCACTTTACTAATATAGCTTCAAAAGCTTCTCTATTTTTATCAATAGCTTCTATATCCCAGTAACGTGGTCTAAATATTTTTTCGTTTGGAGGAAGAACTTCATCTGGGAAACCTTCTAAGTTTAACCTTGCTTCATCTAACTCTGCTTGAACCCTCATAACGTGAGACTTTAAACCGCTTATGGTATCAAACTTTTCATTAGCGTTCATTGACCTTTTTTCAAAGAACTCAATTTTTTTATTTGTACTAACAATGCGCTGCTCGCGATCTTTTACAAATTTAATATAATGTTGCTTAGATCCTATTAAGCCTTGTTCATTTAATCTTTTTTCCCAATTAGAATAAAATCTATCCATTACATTCATAACGCCAGATTCAAAATCATCTGAAGCTTTAATCCCAAGAATCATTTTTCTATCTACAGACTCAAACCAAGACTCAAAGTCTTTTCTATGAGCAGGGAGCATATAATCCATTCCTTCGGCTACACCCTTACCTGTGCTTTCACCCCATATTTTTATTATTTCATCGTAGTGTCTAACCCACTCTCCTTCAAATAACTTTGCGTTTTGATAGGTAGAGTTTTCTACTTTTTGACCAGCTTTGTTTGCAGCTAACAATATTCCAGAATCGTTAGCTATCTTTAGTGCAGTTAGTTTTACAGAATTTGGTACAGTATCATTTGCAATAACATTTTTCATTGCTGTTGGTATAGATTTATAAAGAAATGAGTCAGTAAATATATTCTTTGCAATAGATCCATCAGGCTCAACAGCCTCAGGTGTTAAGGGAACTGTAGCCTTTTCGTCAGGAACGATTGCTTTCTGCAATCTTTCTATTTCAAGCTCACCTTTTCTTATTGCGTCTGCTTTTCTTACTGCTGGTATTCTTGATAAAGAAGTAAGTGTACCACCTAATATAAAGCCAGCAGTAAGGTTTATAGCTGTCTCTGATGTAGTACCAACAGGGTCTAAGGGAGCGCGAACTAACTCTTGCGCTGCAACTACAGCACCAACTGAAGCACCGCCCTTTAAAAAGTTCGCTGCATATCTGCCGCCACGGGCTATTGGTAAACCAATGTAGTTAACTGGATCACCAAGCTCTACTGCAAATTGTGTAAACACACCAGAATTGTAAAGTGTTTGTCTTACCTTTTGACCTTTTCTAATCTGTCCAACCAAAGAATCCATATGTTGCTGGTTCTGAGCGCGTAAAAGCGTCATACCAAAACCTTTTAAATCATCTGGAATATTGTCCCTAGGAACATAGCCCTCTTCAATCTCAGTGTTTAGTGGCGACCAACCAAACTGAGAAATGCCTTTAAAGTAATCAGCAGCAGGGCCGTACTTATAAGACATAGAAGCGTTATAAGTATCAAAAAAAGTAGGCATTGTTGATTGGTCTAAAGGGCTTCCCTCTTCAAAC